AGTGTGGGATTCTCATGTAGATAGAATATGTTCATTCTTTAATTCCAAATTCTTCTATCGTTTTCTCTATCGCTTTATAGAATGACGGATTGTTAGATTCATCAATTCCATGATGCCACATATGCGTTATCAGTTCATTAACGCAATTCCGAACAATCAACTCGGCAAAATACTCATCTCGCAACCCAATGTAGTTTTTACCGCCAATATCCATTGCGTCCGAATAGGCGTCGGCTTGTTCAGCAAGTGCTCTAACTCGTTCATTCATAATTGCCTCGACTCAAATCCGCCATTTGTCATGCTCACCCTCTCGGTCGATCTGGGAACATATCTTTGATGATTGCCTTGCGCTGGTATTCCTGTAGAAGGCACCAGCTTTTGTCCGGTCTGTGCTTCATCCAGCACAGATTGGATGCTCCCACAATACACTTTGTGTGAATGGTTACTCATGGGAACCTGGTTCAGTATCACGTACACTTGGCCACCTGTAATGTGTACTAATGTGGGTGAGTACTGGTAGTACTTGCGTCTCACATGCTTTGTGATTTTTTGGTAGTCTGTTTTCATTTAACGTTAAACTCCCCGATTGCTGCATAACCTATGATGCGCACAAAGTAGCGGTGGGTTCCTGCCTTGCGTACTTGGAAAGCTTTATGCTTCCTGTACGCTCTAAGCTTTTGTGCTAGTTCTGGTCGACCGATGTCGACTTCATATTGTGGTTCGTCGGTAAACTTGAATGTGAATTGTGGTTTGTTCATTTGGTTTATCCTCTGTTGTTTTTTGGTCACTGTTGGTGACTATTTAACCTTCACTATCAAATCGTTTTCCATTGTAACCTGTGCAAAGAATTCTCTTCCCTGTCCTGTTAGGTGTGGTCTGTTCGCGACGACAAGTGTTCCGTTAGATTTATATTCAGGACCAAACATACTTGTTTCGATATAACGCAGACGATTGCCTACGTTTTCTTTTAATACTTTTTTTGATGGATACTTAACAACCAGTGTCATTTTATTTCATGCTCCCACTGCTATCAATCGGACTACTTTTGCCATCATTTTCCCATGAGCTTGGTACGCAATCACGCTGATGTCCTTGGAGTAACACGCTCGGCACGATTTGCACTGGCCGTCTTGCTGGTACGCTGGGCACGCATGTGTGCCTGATGGGGCTGACTGTGAATAGATCACAGAACCATGCACTGAGGCATCGTAGTCGCCAGTCACAGAGTCACTGGAACGACGTACGCGTACATTAGGTAATGCTTCCATGGCAGACAGCACACTGTGAAACTTCGGGAATTTGTGCATACGCGTTGGCAACCAATGCTTCGTGTCTTGGGTTTGCTGCATTACTTGGAGTATCTTTCTTGCCAGACCGATACTATACATATCGCCAGAGTCAAACCAGCGAAAGTACCGCTCGTGCTGAATTGCTTCAACCATGTCCTGAACCCAGCCGTCACGTTGCCAGTCAGCACGGTTGTGTTCCCGTGGTTTTTTTACATTGGCGAAGCGATAATTGCCACCAACGGCATAGCATCCACGACATGCAGGCACCAAACCGCCTTGGGAATCTATTGATCCTGGGCATGTGTCGCGTGCGATCAGCGACCATGAGTACGTGCCCAGTTTGCTTGTCTTTGATAGTTTCATGTTTTTTGTGTTCTCTGGTTGGTGTAGGTCATCTCTGACCACGGATGCATATTGCCCCATGATGCCCCATAGTGTCAACCACTATTTGCTTGAAGTGTTTTCATGTGAACGTGAATCGGGCTCATGTGGTGGCTGATGTGGCTGATGTGGCTGATGGTGGCTGATGGTGGCTGATGGTGGCTGATGGTGGCTGATGGTGGCTGATGGTGGCTGATGGAGCTTTAAGAGGCTGATAGGGCCCTACATTGACCCACACGCTCCACACGCCACCCAAGGCCACCCAAGGCTCCACATGCCACCCAAGTCTCAGGCCTGGCACCATATATACAATTGCATATGTGTCCTGTGTAGCAGTCGCTACATATAGAATTGCATATGTAGCAGTCGCTACACGTAGCAGTCGCTACACATGCCACTCATGAAGCCTGACGATCGAGGGGGGAGGGGAGGGGGAATGGTCAGTGAATTTATAGTAGTAGCCACTCAAGGTTACAAAAAGCTAATTTAGACCCCTTAAGTTTCCCGTTCGGTAAATAACAAGCCACAACAGCCACAAACAGAATCAATATTTCCCGATCGGGAAACACTATAATAAAACACTACAAAATTAGCTTAATTACACTTATGGGGTGTTTACTTCTCCTTAGAAATATGCTAAAATTAAGACATATATAAGACACTTAAAGACACTTAAAGTAGAATCTTTAGTAGTAACTATTAAGTAATACATAATAGAATACTAATAAAGAATACTTAAAGACACTTAAAGACACTTAAAGAAGTCTTTAATAAGAATACTATGGACCAATTAATTGACAACCCCTAGTACCCCTAACAAAGATGTTGTGTTAAAAAGAAAAGGGCGGCCACCTAAAGCTCTTTTAGAAAAGAAAAATCCTGTAGGGAGACCTAAAGGAGAAGCTTCAATCATTAATGAGTACAAGAGGAGGATGTTAAATTCTCCTAAGTCTCAGAAGGTGCTTGACTCTATTTTTAATGCAGCACTTAACGATGACCACAAGAACCAAGCAGCCGCCTGGAAACTACTTATGGATAGAATGCTTCCTGTTACTGCATTTGAGCAGGAAGTACAAAAGAATGGTGGAAAGTCAGCAATCACCATCAACATCTCAGGACTTGTCACCTCAACAAACTCAGACGATGTACTTGAAGATATAGAGTATTCCTCTTATCAAGAAGAACACCAAGATGAGCAGTAGTAGGTTTTACTATGGTGATAAAGCCGTAAAGAAAGTTAAAGAACTGTATCCTGATTGTGTGTTAACAAAAGCCCATGAGCTTTTAATCCACCATGAAGGGTTTTGTGAAGGTGTCTATACTGACGACAAGGGTGTGTTAACCACAGGTGTAGGTCAAACCAAGGAATACTTCAATATGCCCTTTCCTGATGTGTTTAATATCTTTCTACAAAAAGCAAAAGATCTAACCCCTAACTTTGATTCTTTGTCAGAAGAACTCAAGGCTGCTATTGTGTCAGCAACCTACAGGGGCGACTGGCAGCTCTCTAAAAAGACCAGACAGCTATTCAACCTTGGCAAGTACCAAGAAGCTGCTGATGAGTTTTTGAACAACAAAGAGTACAGAGAAAGGCTCCTTAAAGAAACCAAGGATGGTGTTGTAAAACGCCTAGAGTATATTGCTGATTGTATTCGTAAGGGTGACTGCGCTAAGGGCAAATATTAATGGAATACTCCATAGGCAAGAACCTAACAGCAGGCACATCTAACACCCTGTTTACTGTGCCCACAGGTTACCATGCAAAAGTAACCATGCTTCTTATAGCCAACGTAGGTGGCTCCTCAAAGACCGTCAGCGGCACCTGGCATGAAGGTGCAACTTCAATCAGCTTCCAAGGCTCCAAGTCAGTCAGTGCCGGAGAAACCTTAAAGTTTGGTGGTCCTCCTGGCGAGTTTCTTTTGATCACTGAAGGGGACTACATCAGTGTAACCCCTGAAGCAGGCAGCACCTTTACTGCTATTATTTCATTTGATCTATTTCCACACCGGACATCTAACTTTGTTTTCTAATGACTGAACTTAATGTAAAGCTCCTTAAGTGGCAGCAAACAGTTTGGAAGAACAACGAACGCTTCCAAGTAATTGCTGCTGGCAGACGGTGTGGTAAGTCTAGGTATGCTGCTTGGAGAATGATTGTGTCTGCTCTTGATTCAGGAGCAGGAGATGTCTGGTACATAGGCCTTACTCAAGGTAACGCCAGGGACATCATGTGGTCCTTGCTACATGACCTTGCCAGGCCGGTTATCAAATCCTCTCATGTAAACAACCTTCAGATCACCCTGATCAACGGGGCTGTTATCTCTCTTAAAGGTTCTGACCGCCCTGAAACCATGCGGGGTGCTTCTCTTAAGCTAGCAGTGCTTGATGAAGCTGCTTTTATGAAGCCTTCAGTATGGGAAGAAATCATTCGACCAGCACTGGCTGACCAAAAGGGTAAAGCTGTGTTTATCGGAACCCCTGAAGGGCGCAATTGGTTTTATGAACTCTTTGTGTACGCTGAGAAGTCTGATGACCCTGAGTGGGCTGCTTATCACTTCACCAGCTACGACAATGAAATGCTTGACAAGAATGAAATTGACAATGCAAAGAAGTCAATGTCAACGCATATTTTTAACCAAGAGTTCATGGCTTCTTTTAATGCTAAAGAATCTGAACTGTTCAAAGAAGAATGGCTTCAGTTTTCACAAGAAGAACCTGAACAAGGTGATTACTACATCGCAATTGACCTTGCAGGCTTTGAACAAGAAGGTAAAGCCAAGAAAAAACGCCTTGATGACTCAGCAATGGCTATTGTCAAAGTCACTGACGATGGTGAATGGTGGGTTAGAGACATCAAATATGGCCGTTGGTCCTTTGACGAGACTGTCAGGAACATCTTTTGGGCAGTCCAAAGGTACAAACCTGTTGCTGTAGGTATCGAAAAGGGTATTGCAAGGCAAGCCATCATGTCACCTTTGCTGGACATGATGAAAAAACACAATCTTTTCTTTAGAATTGAAGAACTAAGCCACGGGAACACCAATAAAACCACCCGTGTAGTTCATGCCCTTCAAGGTAGATTTGAACATGAGCGTGTTATTTTGAATGAAGGTGAATGGAACATCAAATTCATAGACCAACTTATGCAATTCCCATCAGCACTTACCCATGATGACCTTATTGACGCCCTTGCGTATATTGATCAATTAGCAAAAGTGTGTTATACTTATGATTTTGAAGTGGATGAATGGGAAGAATTTGACCGAGTAGCAGGATATTAACTAATTATGTCTGAATTGTCTTTTGATGCCTCCACAGATGAGCTCTTGACTGAGCAAGATCTCGCTTCTTGGGTTGTTGATAAGTGCCGCCAGTGGCGTGACCACTACGAAAGCAACTACCAAGAGAAGCATGAGGAGTATTATCGCCTCTGGCGTGGTATTTGGTCTCAAGAAGACGTAGAACGCCTCTCAGAGCGATCCAAGATCATCGCACCAGCCCTTCAGCAGGCTGTAGAATCTAATGTGGCTGAACTAGAAGAAGCTACCTTTGGCCGTGGTACTTGGTTTGACATCAAAGACGACATGAATGACCCCGAAAGGGCTGATATCATGTATCTAAAGAATAAACTCTCAGAGGACTTTGAAAAAACCCGTGTCCGTAAGTCAGTAGCAGAGTGTTTGATCAATGCTGCTGTGTTTGGTGTTGGTGTTGCAGAAGTTACTCTTTCTGAAGAAAAAGAAATGGCCCCTGCAACACAGCCCCTAATGGACGGTCAGCTCCAGGCG